AGGCCGATCCATGCAAACCGAATGCTTCATCTCCTTCGAACCCGGCCAGGACGTGATCCACGAAACAGACCTCGCGCTCGAGTTCTTCGAAATCTGCGCCGAGCAGGGCGTCAGACTCGATAGGCTCATCCTTGGCGCACTGACGGCAATCGCCTACCTGTCGGAGAGTGTTGACAGCGACCCGAGAAACGCAATACGCTGATCGGCGCGGGCTACCTCGACGGAGGGAACCGGAAGAACCTGACTTCCCTGCCCTCGCACCAACCCATCAGGATGGCCCGCAGGAGGCGCACTATGACCCACGACGACATCCCTCCACCGCGCATGGCCTGCCTTGAGGACGCGGCAGACCTAACAGGTGGCGACCGGAACCGCGCCTACGGCGATCCCGTCGCAAACCATCAGCACATCGCCAACATCTTCAACGCCATCACCGGACGCGACATCACAGCCCGCGAAGTCGCACTCCTGCACCAAGCCACCAAGATCGCACGCCGGTTCCACAACCCAACGCACCGCGACAGCTATGTCGATGGAATGGCTTACACTGGCATCGAATACGAATGCGCCCTTGCAGCAGAGGTGGCGGAGGAATGAGTGATTTTCCCGCGTATAAAACAATTTCTGTAGCTGATCTCATTCCGTATGCCTTGGAAGTTCGGTTTAGGTTTGCGAACTGGCTAAAGTTTGGTTATTGTGCCTGTGAAGTGGAGGCAATCAATGTTCAAGGCAATACCAACTTTTGATGGCTATGAGGTCAGCGCAACTGGCGATGTCAAAAGCAAACGGTTTCAGAAGATTTTGAAGCCAAAGCACCGATTTGGATACAAGAGTGTTGGGCTTTACAGGTCTGGAAAATATCACTGGAGAAACGTTCACCGGCTTGTGGCAATGGCATGGATTGGTCTTCCAGAAGGATGGGAAAATCTTGACGTTGCACACAACGATGGGAACAACTTGAACAACTGCGTTTCAAACCTGCGCTGGGCTACAAGGCTTGAAAACGCCCATGATAGGTATAAGCACGGAACCGCCTTTGGTGCGCATCCTGGTGAAAAGCATCACAATGCAAAACTAACAGAAGCCTTGGTATCTGAGATGAGATTGAGGGTTGCCGCTGGTGAGCCATTCATGAGTGTCGCTGAAGGCATGGGGTTAAAGAAGCTGACAGCATACGACGCAGTAACTGGGAAAACGTGGCGAACAGTGAGCGTTCCCCCTGTCAAGCTAAAGGAAGTTAAAAATGCAGTTTGAGCATTGGCCCATTGAGCGCTGCGTTGATTACGCGCGAAACCCGCGCAAAAACGATCACGCAGTTGATAAGGTAGCAGCGGCCATCCGTGAGTTCGGCTTCCGCGTGCCAATCTGCGCCAAGAGTGACGGCACCGTGGTTGACGGGCATCTTCGCCTGAAAGCCGCCAAAAAGCTGGGCCTCACCGAGGTGCCAGTTGTCCTCGCCGATGACATGAGCGAGGCGCAGATCAAAGCCTTCCGGCTCAGCGTCAATAAGGTGGCTGAACTGGCCGAATGGGACAACGAACTTCTCGCGCTCGAAATCTCAGACCTGCAAGAGATGGATTTTGATCTATCCCTGACCGGCTTTGATGTAGACGAAATCCAGGCGCTGTTTCCCGAGGAAGTCACCGAGGGCCTGACCGATGAGGACGCGGTGCCAGACGTTCCAGTGCAGCCTGTCACGGTTGAGGGCGACGTGTGGCTTCTGGGGCGTCATCGGCTGATGTGCGGAGATAGCACCAGCATTGATGCGGTTGAGAAGCTGATGGATGGGCGCAAGGCGGACATGGTGTTTACATCCCCGCCGTATAATGCAGACGCCAAGGCTGGTCAGGGAGACATTTTCAACAAGAAAAAAAGCGTGAAGCTGTATGCAGACGGATATTCTGATAACCTACCATCTCAGGCTTATGTTGATTTTGCCGCATCTGTTTTGGAGGTATGCTTTGCCGTAACTGATGGCTTCATCTTCTGGAACGTCAGCTATAACGCTAAATCAAGATTTGAATACATCCAGCAAATATCGGGCAGGCTTCCATATCTTGTTGAGCAAATATGCTGGAAAAAAAGCAGCACAATTCCATTCAAAGGATCATTGATGAGAGATTGGGAACCTATCTATGTGTTCTCAACAAACAAGCAGCCTGTAGCGGTCAAGGAAGTAACAAGCAATTTTTGGCAAGTAAGCAACACAGGTGCGCAAGCAGAAAATCACAAAGCCTGCTTTCCTGTTGATTTGCCAGAGCGCGGCATTGCAATAGTTGCAAAAAATACAGGCATCGTTCTTGATCTCTTCGGCGGCTCCGGCTCCACCCTCATCGCCTGCGAAAAGACAGCCCGCGACTGCCGCATGATGGAACTTGACCCCAAATACTGCGACGTCATCATCAAACGCTGGCAGGATTTTACCGGAGAATGTGCTATACATGAGGAAACCGGCAAGACATACGAGGAACTAAGCAATGCCGCGCCACCCGCATGAACCAACGCCAGAACAGCGTCAGCTAGTCCAGCTACACGCCACCATCGGCACGAAGTCCGAAAACATCGCGCGCATCATAGGCATTGACCCAAAGACCCTGCGCAAGCACTATCGCGATGAACTTGATCTCGGCATGGACAAGGCCAACGCCACAATCGGCGGGGCGCTATTCAACAAAGCCAAAGGCGGCGACACAGCCGCGCAAATCTTCTGGATGAAAACCCGCGCACGCTGGGCCGAGCGGCACGACTTTATCTCTAGCGACGGCAGCATGTCCCCGCCCGAAACCATCGTGCTGCGTGGCGTAAAGCCCGATGACGCAAGCGACAATTGATGTTCCTGATGCGGTCCTGGACGTATTCGGGCCGGATCGTGGGGCAGCACAATATCGCGCCATCTATGGTGGTCGAGGATCAGGGAAATCGCAATCAGCCGCAATGATCGCCGCCTACTGGGGCTTTCGTGAGCCGCTGCGCATCCTTTGCACCCGCGAATTGCAGGTCAGCATCAAGGACAGCTTTCACCGCGAACTCAAGGACGCCATCGAGCGCACACCGTGGATGGCAGCCCATTACGACGTCGGCATCGACTATCTGCGCGGCAAGAACGGCACCGAGTTCATCTTTCGCGGTCTGCGCCACAACACATCCAGCATCAAGTCGCTGGCCGGGATCGATCTTACCATCGTCGAGGAGGCCGAGGACGTGCCGGAAGATAGCTGGCTTGCCCTTGAGGCTACCGTTTTCCGGCAGGCACGCTCCGAGTTATGGGCAATATGGAACCCCCGCGATGATGGATCGCCCGTAGACAAACGCTTCCGCAAAAACCCACCCGCCGATGCGCTGATCGCCGAAGTCAATTGGCAGGAGAACCCCTTCTTCCCCGAAGGCCTCGACAAGCTGCGCCGCCGAGAGCAGCAGCGCCTCGATCCGGCCACCTATGCCCACGTTTGGGAAGGGGCTTACCTGCAAAACAGCGATGCCCAGGTCTTCAGCGGCAAGTTTGAAATCGCCGACTTCGAGCCGACCCACCTCTGGGATGGCCCTTACTTCGGCATGGACTTCGGTTTTGCCCAAGACCCGACCGCCGCAATCGAATGCTACATCCACAACGAACGGCTCTACATCCGCCGAGAAGCTGGCAAGGTCGGGCTTGATCTGGATGATACGCCCGCATTCATCCAAGATCGTATGCCGACGCTGCCACTGCACACAGTGCGCGCCGATAGCGCACGCCCCGAAAGCATCAGTTACCTGCAACGCCACGGCATTCCATCCATCAAGCCGGTCAAAAAGTGGGCCGGATCGGTCGAGGACGGCATAGCCTTTATCAAATCCCTTGATCGTGTTATCATTCATCCCGACTGCCCGGAAACCGCCCGCGAGTTCCGGCTTTATTCGTATAAGCAGGATCGCTTGTCGGGAGACATCATGCCGAAGATCGTGGACGCAAATAACCACTACATCGACGCCCTGCGCTATGCCCTCCAGCCGATGATCGGCGGTTCAAGTCAACAAATATTCGGGGTGCTTTGATGGTCTGGCCATTCCCTTCTCGCAAGCCGCAAATCGAAATCAAAGAGCATCCAGCGGGCGCAGCCTTCCTGATCGGCTCAAATGCCCAATGGTCGCGCGCCAATGATCGGCGCAGCTACATCAAGGAAGGCTATCAGCATAACGTCATCGTCTATCGCGCCATCCGCGAGATCGTCGAGGCGTGCAAGGCCATCAGCATCGAACTGTATCAGGGCGACACCCTGATTGAGCAGCATCCGGCACTTGATCTGCTCGACCGCCCCAACCCGTGGCAAGCCTATGATCAATGGCTGTCCGAAATGATGGTCAACCGCCTGCTGTTTGGCGAAACCTTCTGCGTCGGCGCACCTGATGGCCAATTCGCGGAACTCTGGCCGCTCAATCCGATTGACGTGGAGGTGACGCCAGGCCCGCACGGTCTGCCCAGCGCCTACACCCACAAGCGAGGCAAGCACGAAACGCGCTTCGCCGTTGATCCGCTCACCGGACAAAGCGAGGTGTTTTACCTCAAGACCTACAACCCCGACAACTATTGGCGCGGGCAATCGCCCCTGATGGCCGCAGCGCTCGCCGCTGACACGCACAACGCCGGATCAAGCTGGAACTATAGCCTGCTCAAAAACAGCGCCCGCCCGAGCGGGCTTGTGCGGTTCAAGGGCGGATATCCCGGCGGCGAAGCCATCCAGAGAATGCGCGAATATTTCAAGGCGGCGCTATCTGGCGAACGCAATGCCGGGGAAATCCCGATGCTGGCAGACGATGCCGAATTCGTTGAATTGTCCAAGTCGCCGATGGATATGGACTTCATCAACACGATGAAGGAAACGGCCAAGTATGTCGCCAGCGCATTCGGCGTGCCGCTGCCACTGATTGACAACGATGCCAGCACCTTCAACAACCTGGAGCAAGCCAAGGAGCGGCTTTACACCGACACCGTTATTCCGCTCATGGATGAATTCATGGGCGCACTGTCGGCATGGCTGCTTCCGCGCTACAGCGAGGGGCTGGAGTTCCGGCTTGATCTGGACAGCATCTCGGCCCTTGAGGGAAACCGGCAGCGCATGTTTGATCGCGCTGTTCTGGCCTTTGAAAAGGGTGTTTTGACCCGCGAGGAAAGCCGGATGATGATGGGCTTCCCGGCAGAGGGTGAGGGCGAATACACGCCGCTTCTGGCCGCACCTATGGAGCAGAAAGCCGAAGGCTACACGCCGACGGATGGCATGAAGGAAGAGGCGCGCAAGGGCCTTGAATGGCGCAAGGAATTCAATCGCGGCGGCACCGAAGTGGGTGTAGCCCGAGCGCGCGACATCATGAACGGCAAGAACCTATCTGCCGATACCGTCAAGAGGATGCACAGCTTCTTCAGCCGCCACGAGGTGGACAAGCAGGCCGAGGGGTTCAGTCCCGGCGAGGATGGCTATCCGAGCGCAGGGCGCATTGCATGGGCGCTCTGGGGCGGCGATGCAGGCCAGTCATGGGCGCGCGATAAGGTCCGGGCGATGGACGACGACAAAAGCCTGACAGCCGCCGAATTGCTGCATAAGATCGCCTATGGCTGACCTCGACAAAATGGAAGATGCCACGCAGCCGCTCATCGAGCGGACGCTGACGGCATTGATGCGCGACATCGTTGATCGCTATGAGGCCGACGATATCGCAGCCATTCCCCCAGATGGGCGCGAGCGCGTCGAGAATATGCTGCGCGAAATCTATGCGACGGCCATGCGCATGGGTGGCCAGCCGATGATCGAGGACATGAAGGACTGCTTTCCGCATCTGCAAACCAAGCAGGAGGAGGATAGCCTGTTTCAGCGGTTCATCGAGGAATTCATCGAGCAATTCGGCGCGCAGAAGGTGCAGCAAATCCTTGAGACGACACGCCGCCAGATCATGGAAGTCATTCGCGACGGTCAGCGTGAGGGCTTTGGTGTCGAGCAGATCGCCAAGGCACTGCGGAAGGCCATTCCAGAGTTCAGCGCCTATCGTTCCCGCGTCATCGCCCGCACCGAAACACATGGTTCCAGCCAATACGGCCAGATGCGAACGGCGATGCAATCAACTCGCCCGCTGGTCAAGATGTGGAACAGCGTCGAGGACGCCCGCACCCGCACGATTATGGACGATGACAATTACGATCATCGCATCATGGATGGCGAACGAGTGGCCATGGAACAACCATTCATGGTCCCGACGATCTTCGGAACGCGCGAGCCGATCATGTATCCTGGCGATCCCAGCGGCACGGCTGGCAATGTCATCAACTGCCGGTGCAGTGTGACGTTTCGGCGGGCGGATCGCTGATCTTTTCAAGTTTGCAGTTTGATGCTATACTTCGCACAAACTTTGCAAAGTGAGGCATTATGCCAGAACCAAGATCAGGCGAAGCCCGAGATGAATGGCTTGACCGCTGCATGGGCGATGCCGAGGCAGTTGCGGATTTTCCTGATGCCGATCAACGCTTTGCAGTTTGCGTATCCAAATGGGAAGAAAGATCGGAGCAGCTGGCCGTGATTGGTATCGGGCGCGCGCTAGAGAACTTAGCCAAGGAGATGAATAATGGCTACACTTAACGACCGGGTGTTTGACAACGGCCTGACCGTTCTCGACACCGAAGCAAACCGCATCGACATCTGCTCGCAGGAGCCGGCGACTTATGCCGCCGCTACCAGCACCTACACGCTTGGCAACTCGACTTCGCTGTCCATCGGCGCACCGCAAGATCGCTCCGGTGGAGGTCGCGAGGTTGTCGTCGATGCGATCACCGATGGCTCGGTCACTGGCACTGGCACCGCCACGCACTATGCGATTGTGGACACCAGCAACAGCCGCCTGCTGGCGACTGGTTCACTCACGGCTTCGCAGTCGGTAACCTCGGGCAACACCTTCACGCTGTCGTCGGTCGCAATCGGTATCCCCGACCCTGCCTGATAGACTGATCTAAAGCAACGACAGCAACACAGGTGAGCCAATGGTAACTCTCGCCAACCGCGCCAAGATGTCCACGGCCACGACTGGCACGGGGACGATCACGCTCGGCACCGCTGAAAGCGGCTATCAGTCGTTTGCTGATGCTGGTGTGGCTGACGGGGAGGTTGTCCGCTATGTGATCGAGGACGGTACTGACTGGGAGATCGGCACAGGCACCTATACGGCCTCTGGCACGACCCTTACACGGACTGTGAGCGAGAGTTCCAATGCTGATGCTGCGCTGAACCTGTCCGGCAGCGCGGTGGTTTATGTGTCGGCTACCGACGCAGACTTTCGCGAGGAAACAGTCGGCACAATCGCCTCCAGCACTCTGGACCTGTCCACGGGCAACGTGTTTTCTGACGCACCATCTGCCAACGTGACGTATGTTTTCAGCAACCCGCCCGCATCTGGCACAGCATATGGCTTCACGCTGAAGGTGACGCCCTCTGCGACAGTGACAGTGACTTGGCCCGCCTCGGTTGATTGGGCAGGTGGCACAGCACCCACGGCTCCAGCGTCTGGCGAGACTGACGTATATACATTCTACACCACTGACGGCGGCACGACCTACTATGGCTTCCAAGTTGGGGATGCGATGGCATGAAGCTGGTCAACAGAGTAAAGGCCGCAACCTCTACTGTGGGTACTGGGACAATAACCCTTGGCTCCGCCGAGGCAGGCTATCAAGGATTTTCCGACGTTCTTTCTGACGGCGACAAGGTTCGCTATGTCATCGAGGACGGCAACAACTGGGAAATCGGAATAGGCACATATACTGCTTCTAACACTACGCTTTCACGTTCCGTCGAGGAAAGCAGCAATTCTGGTGCCGCTATCAGCCTAAGCGGTTCTGCCGTAGTTTATGCGTCGGCCACAAATCTTTCGTTTCTTGAGGGCAGTGTCGGCACCATCAGCGGCTCTGATATTGACGCCTCCACTGGCAACTACTTCGCATACACCCCCACAGCTAACACTACGTTTACCTTCAGCAACGCACCTGCGTCTGGCACTGCCACTGGCTTTGCTCTGGCTGTTACTGGGACGAATGTTGTGTCTGGGTATGACCTAGCTAATGCGAGTTATGATAGTGTTAGCTTTAGCGTGGCGGGGCAGGAGGGAAGCCCTGAGGCCATTTTCTTTAAGCCTGACGGCACGAAGGTGTATATCCTTGGGGCTAGTGGCGACGACATTAACGAATATGACCTTAGCACTGCTTGGGATATAACTAGCGCCTCTTTTTTACAGAGCTTCAGTGTTGCAACCGAAGAACTCGGTGCATCTGGTTTATTTTTTAAGCCTGATGGAAGCAAGATGTATATAACAGGTTTTGACGGGGATGATGTGAATGAATATGACCTAAGCACGGCTTGGGATGTATCTTCTGCATCATACTTTCAAAACTTCAGCGTTTCTGGACAGGTTGCCACTCCTAGAGGCTTGTTTTTCAAGCCTAATGGCTCAAAGATGTATGTCTCTGGAGCAACAAACGATGCGGTATTTGAATACTCTTTAAGCACAGCTTGGGACATTTCTAGCGCATCATACGTTCAAAGTTTCAGCGTTGTTACGCAAGACAATGCACCAGAGGATGTATTATTTAACCCAGATGGAACAAAGATGTATGTCGTTGGGGATCAAGCCAACAGCGTCTATGAGTATGATTTAAGCGCAGCTTGGGACATATCGACCGCAACCTATAACAGCATTTCTTTTGGGGTCGGCACTCAAGAAACTTCACCAAATGGCGTATTTTTCAAACCTGACGGCACGAAAATGTATGTCGTAGGCTCTGCCACCGACACCATCTACCAATACACCACAGGCACATCAGCCCCCGCCACTATCACTTATCCGGCTTCTGTTGATTGGCCCTCAGGCACAGCCCCTGATGCCCCTGCTGATGGTGAGACAGATGTGCTGGTGTTCTACACCACTGACAGTGGGACGAACTGGTACGGCTTCCAAGCAGGAGATGCACTGGCATGAGTATTGCTCGACTGATGCAGATGGGAGCGGCTGGTAGTGGTGATTCAGGTGGCGCTGGTAGTGGTGATCCAGTTGGCGCTTGGGATATTTCTTCAGCTTCTTATCTTCAGAACTTCTCTGTCTCTGCCCAAGATACAGTCCCAATAGAAGTCTTCTTCAAACCAGATGGCCTAAAGATGTATATTCTAGGGGCTAGTGGACGAGACGTTAACGAGTATGACCTAAGCACTGCTTGGGATATTTCTTCAGCTTCTTATCTTCAGAACTTCTCTGTAGCTGCTCAAGAGATAAGTCCACAAGGATTCTTCTTCAAACCAGATGGCCTAAAGATGTATGTTGTAGGGTCTAGTGGAGACGATGTAAATGAGTATGACCTAAGCACTGCTTGGGATATTTCTTCAGCTTCTTATCTTCAGAGGTCCTCTGTAGGTGCTCAAGATAAAACCCCACGAGGAGTCTTCTTCAAGCCTGATGGCCTAAAGATGTATATTCTAGGGGCTAGTGGACGAGACGTTAACGAATATGACCTAAGCACTGCTTGGGATATTACTCCAGCTTCTTATCTTCAGAACTTCTCTGTCTCTGCTCAAGAGATAAGTCCAATGGGAGTCTTATTCAAACCAGATGGCCTAAAGATGTATATTGTAGGGGTTAGTGGACAAGACGTTAACGAATATGACCTAAGCACTGCTTGGGATATTTCTTCAGCTTCTTATCTTCAGAACTTCTCTGTCTCTGCTCAAGAGACAAGTCCACGAGGAGTCTTCTTCAAGCCTGATGGCCTAAAGATGTATATTGTAGGGGTTAGTGGACAAGACGTTAACGAATATGACCTATTATAACCACGAACAGAAAGGACTGACACAATGTTCGTCAAACTAACAAACGGCCAGCCTGACCAATTCCCTTACAGTGTCGGGCAATTTCGCCGTGATAATCCGCAGACCAGCTTCCCGAAGGTTATCCCTGACGAGATCATGCGCCGCTATGGCGTGTATCCTGTGGCTGAGTTGCCGAAGCCTGACTTTGACCCGCTGGTGCAGACGCTCAAGCGCGATGCCATGCCTCACAAGGAAGTCATCCGGCTGAAGACCGAGGAAGATGCAACCGATCCTGTCACTGGTGAGGTGGATCAAGCGCAGGTCGGGCAGCCCATCTACGGCAACGAATGGCTTGTGGGCTACACGGTTGAGAACAGGCCGCAGGATCAGGCAGAAGATGCTGTCAGAAACCAGCGCAACCGCCTCTTGGCCGACACCGACTGGATGGCTCTGAGCGACAACACCATGACGCCAGCTTGGGCATCGTATCGTCAGGCGCTTCGTGATATACCAACACAAGAGGGTTTCCCCTACTCGGTCGTCTGGCCCGCTAAACCGGAGTAAACGATGCTTGGCTTCAACCCTCTAGCTTCTGCGCCCCTTGCGGATGATGGGGGAATTGTCGTCTACGAATTGGTCGGCAATAACATCGTCACGAGCAATCCTGTTGTTGGGTCACCCGCGATTGCTCAGGTTCACGACCTTGCTCTTACGGCTATCACTACAGGTCAACCGACTGTCGGTAATAGCACTATTGCTCAAGGGCATGACCTTGCTCCCGTAGGTATCACAGCTGGTCAGCCTGTTGTCGGTGCTTCCGATCTGGCCCAAGAACACGATCTTGTCCCTGTCGCCATTACTACGGGTCAGCCGACCGTTCCGGGCATCACCATGTCCGAGGATGAGACCTTTAACGCTGATCCTATCACGACTGCCAGCCCAGTGGTCGGTGCATCCAGCATCACTCAAGAGCATGATCTTGCCGCAGATGGCTTGGTGGCAGGATCGCCGACGATCCAGTCATCAACGGTTGTTCAGGATCACGCGCTATCGGCAACGTCAATCACGACGGGCCAGCCTGTTGTAAGCTCGCCCAGCCTCATCGAGACAACCGGCCTTACCGGCGACGACATTGCCACAGGCAACCCGACTGTTGGCGCTTCCAGCATCGAGCAGGAACATTCCCTCGCGGGCAATGGTATTACTACGGGTCAGCCGACCATTCCCGGCATTACGATGTCCGGGGATGAGACCTTCAACGCAGACCCGATCACGTCTGGTATTCCCACGGTGGGGTCTGCCGATCTAGCACAAATTCACGATATTGTGCCAAATGGCATCACTACGGGTCAGCCTGTCATTGGCGCGTCCAGCATCGCGCAGGTTCACGATCTAACAGCGGCCAACATCACGACTGCGCCGCCGACTGTCAGCGAAGCATCGGCGCAGATCACGGTTCTGATAGACGTTGACGGCATCACTACGGGTCAGCCGACGCTGGGTGCCTCCAGCATCGCCCAGGTTGATGGCCTGAACGCGCAGACGATCACCACGGGCGCGCCTGTTGTCGGCGCTGCGCAGATCGTCGTCATCTACGCCTTCGACGCGGTGGCGATTACCACGGGCAATCCTGTCGTGCCTGCGATGTTCATCAACGCAAGCCGCCGCCGTGAAGTGCATGTTTCTGCACTATCAAATAGCGTGGCAGTGGTGACAGATGGGACAAACTATAGTATTTTAACCGAGAACACGCCAAATAATGTCGTTGTTTCTGAAGCCAATGAGGCCGCATAATGCCGTTTTATATTAAACAAAATGACACCAGTCCGGCAATGCTGGCAACGCTGCAAGATGCAAATGGCAATGCGGTTAATTTAACAGGATCATCTGTTCGCTTTCACATGCGCCTCATTGGGAAATCAACCGTAGTAGTTGATGAGACAGCTACAATTGTCACGGCTTTATCAGGCGTTGTGAGATATGATTGGTCAGAAAATGACACAGAAAAAAAGGGGTCGTATCAAGCTGAATTTGAGGTCACTTACGCTGATGCAAGCATAGAGACCTTCCCGAACGATGGCTATATTTCAGTTGTTATAATTGACGATGTAGCATAATGCTCCGTAAGCCTGCATTCATCAGTCATAGCCGAGAGCGTGAGGCGCAAATCCAGAGCCGAATGCTTGACGTTCTGGAACGCCGCTTTCGCCGCCAGATTGCCGAGGCAATCGCATCGCTTGACTGAACCATACTTTGCAAGTTTGCAGACCTGTGATATATTGCATGCAAATTTGCAAAGTGAGGGCAGACATGCCGACACCTCAATCAAGTGAAACCCGCGCCGACTGGATCAAGCGTTGTATGGGCGATGCAGAGCAGGTGCGCGACTTTCCAGAAATAGACCAACGCTTCGCTGTTTGCGTTTCCAAATGGGAAAGCAAGGACGGCGGCGAACCGCTGGAAACCAAGCTGGCATTTCTTGAGATTAAGATTGAGGATAAAAGCGACGACTACCTTACAATCTCTGGCTACGGCTCAGTCTTTGGCAACAAGGACAACGGCGGCGATATTGTCATGCCTGGCGCATTCAAGGAGTGCATCGCCAAGGGCCGCAAGCCGAAGATGCTTTGGAACCACGATCCCGCACAGCCGATTGGTGCATGGGATCAAATGCGTGAGGACGAAAACGGCCTATTCATGAAGGGCCGGATCAGCCGCAAGGGTAAGGCTGGTGAGATTGCCGATCTGATCGAAATGGGCGGCATCGAGGGCCTGAGCATCGGCTATCGCACGCAGGAATACGAAATGGACATGGACGCTGGCGCGCGCAAGCTGACCAAGCTGGACCTATGGGAAACATCCGTTGTCACATTCCCCATGAATGAAATGGCCAACATCTACGCGATGAAGGCCGAAGATATGACGCAGCGCGATCTTGAGCGCGCGTTCAAAGATATGGGCCACTCGAACCGCATGGCGAAGGCTATGGCTGGTGGCGCATGGAAGGCACGGGCGGAGGTTCTGCGGGACGCAGACACGCCTGATCCTGAGCTGGTTCAACGAGACGTTGACGAACTCAAAGCCCTGCTCACTGAAACCCTGAAAAACATAGGAGGCACTCGTGTCTGATATTCAGGAAATCAAAGGGCTGGTCGAGAAGATCAACCCGACGCTCGTTGAACTCCGCTCGGAGATCGACGCGCTGAAAGCCGACGCTCCGAAGGACGTCGTGACCGAAGAAAAGCACCAGAAAATGGCCGACGACATCACCGCCAAAATGGCGGAGATGCAAGCCAAGCAGGCCAAGCTGGAAGCTGCAATGCAGCGCCCCGGCGGCGAAGGCAAAGGCACCGACGCAGAAGTCGAGGCCAAGCATCGTGACGCCCTGCGCGAATACATGGCTTACGGCACACTGCCGACTGGCTTCAAGGCCGGATCGGAAGGCGTCGAAATCAAGGCCATGTCCACCGACGTAAACCCGGACGGCGGCTACCTCGTGCGCCCGGAACTGTCGCAAACCATCGTCTCGCGCATCTTTGAAACGTCGCCTCTGCGCGGTGTTGCAAACGTTGAGCAGACCGGCGCAAAGTCCATCGACATCCTGATTGATGACGATGAAGCTGCCGCACGCTGGGTCGGCGAAGGTGCATCGGGCGGTCAGACGGACACGCCGCAACTCGGCCAGAAGGTCATCGCTGCGCACAAGATCGAAGCCGATCCGCGCATGACGACTGAGATGATCGAGGATGCCTACCTCAATGTCGAGGCATGGCTGGCTGGCAAAGTCGCCGACAAGTTTGCACGCACGCAAAACACCGCGTTCGTCAACGGCACGGGCGTCAACCAGCCTCGCGGCTTCCTGACCTATCCGGCACAGGCGGTCTCGGGAACCTATGAGCGCGGCAAGATCAATCAGGTCAACATGGGCACGGCTGCTGCGCTGAATGCCGACGGCCTGATTGAAGTGCAGAACGCACTCAAGGAAGCCTATCAGCCTGGCGCAGTCTGGGGCATGAAGCGCACCACCTTCGGGGCGGCGCTGCAACTGAAGGGGAACGACAACTACTTCTTCAGCCCGGTCCTGCTGGCCAATGGTCAGGCAACGATGCAGCTTCTCGGCAAACCGGTCATCTTCATGGATGACATGCCCGCCGTCGCTGCAAACGCGCTGAGCATTGTCTATGCCGATTTCTCGGTAGCCTACACGATCCTCGACCGTGTTGGCCTGCAAGTGCTGCGTGACCCCTACACCAACAAAGGCTTCGTGACCTACTACACGACGCAGCGTGTTGGCGGAGATGTGACCAGCTTCGACGCAATCGCCATCGGCAAAGTGGCAGAGTAAGGAGGCTATGAACAATGGCTGTTTTTGACACCCGCAACGATGCCGAATATGGGCTGGCGCTGAGCGCCACCCTTTCCGGCACAACCCCTTCGGCTGGCGACTGGATCGACATGCAGGGCTGGCAGTCGGTGACCTTCACCGTCTCGACCGGCACTGTCACCGATGCAGGCACGGCCTCGGGCTTTTCGTTCGAAATTCAGGAAGGCGATGACACGACCGCAGCAGGTGCTACGGCTGTGGCTGATGCCGACCTGATCGGCCTCGAAAGCGCGCTGACCGTGACCTCTGACGATGACGACAACGTCATGGTCGGCAGCATCGGCTATATCGGTTCCAAGCGATACGTTCGCGTCGTGGCAACCGGCACGACCGGCACCAATGCCGCAGTCACCGTTCACGCCATCAAGCGTGAAGGCTCGAACATGGGGACGGCGACCATCGACAGCGGCACCGCTGCGACCTAAAACAATGGCGGGGCGGCTTCGGTCGCCCCGTCCTTTCATAAAAGGGGAACGGCATGTCATCGAATATACCGTGGGACACCATCCCCGACGCCACCGAGGACAACAAGCGTGCAGCCGATATGCTCATCCGCATGGATGACGGCCAGGAGCGGCGCACAAAATACGATGGTGGCTGGATGTATCTGGCTGATAGCGTTCACACATCCGACAACAAGCAGGCCGTGACGGCTGATACGCTGACGCATGTAACCATTGACGGGCTGGCAGATGGCAGCACAACAGACTTTCGTCGCGGCGTGCCGCTGGACGTGTTTGGCAACAGCACGATGCAGCCGCTTGCCACTGGCGAGACATACGAAATCAACCTGACATTCCGAGCATCCAAAGCAACATCGACAGACACATTCGTTGAGGTCGACGTGGGTATTGGGTCCGATTATAGCACGATCATCGCTCGAGATCGGCGGGCGCTCACCAAGGGCAGCGGCATCGAGGACTTCGTGTTTTTCAACGGCACGCTCTTTGCCACTGAGCCATTCACGCGCTATGGCGCGCGGTTCTTTCTAAACGCCTCCGAAAATGTTAGCATCTGGGACAAGGCAATATTTTTGCAAAGGACGCATAGCCCGTGACGACTGAAATCAAGATGCTGCGCACCGTTCCCGTCTCTCCCAATGGCCTCATCGTTGAGACTTGGCAGGCCGGTTCTGTTCATATCGTCAGCGACGATCTTCTGCGTGCGCTCATCAATATGGGCGCGTGCGAGATTGCGACAAAAGCAATGGCCGCGGCACCGGAAAACAAGGCCGAGCCGATCAAACGTAAGCGCGGACGCCCGAGAAAGGTGCAACATGACTGACAAGCAGATTTTGACGACAGCCCAAGCCGTGCTTGATGCCATCAAGCCGCGTTGGCGGCAGATTGATAAAGCTAACAAGGCTGCGCTGCTCAAGGAAGTCAAAGCGGCAATCAAGGCATCGATGCCAAAGGATGAGGCCGATGAGGTTCAATCGTAAATCAGTCTATGTCACCACATCGGCAGACAGCCCTGCGATCAGCACGGCTGATATGAAGACGTTTCTGCGCGTGGATACCGCAGACGATGATGCCGTCATCGCTGCGTATGTGACAACCGCAACGGAAGCGGTAAAGCAATATCTGCGGCTTGCCCTTCTGACCGAGACATTCGTTTTCAAGGCTGACGGCTTTGCCTACGCGGGCGCTGATGATCGGCTCTTGGCGCTTGGTCCAGGCGTTCACACGGCAAGCGTGCCTTATGTTTTGGGCGGCGGCGAAACGCTCGATCTGCCATTTCCGCCGCTGCAAAGCGTCACCAGCGTTGTCACCTATGATCGAGGCAACAATGCCAGCACATTCAGCGCATCCAGCTATCAGGTTGATCTGCAAAGCGGGCGCATTTATCTGAACGAAGGCGAGGTCTGGCCGTCTGATCTACGCGCGCAGGATGCCGTTCAAGTGACATACGTTGCGGGCTACGGCAGTGGATCAATTCCTGATCCGATCTTGCAGGCGATCCGCAGTTATGTCGAACAGCTATACGATGGCTGCGAAGGCATGACGGATGAGATCAAGCGGCTTCTCGCGCCGTATCGCAGGGCAGACGAATTAGCATGGTAAAGTGCTGCTCCAAATACAATGCGCGCCAGCTTAAAAGCCGCATCGTGATCCAGCGCAAAGCGCAGGCCAGTGATGGCATGGGTGGCTGGACCGAGACGTGGAGCGCAGGGGACGACGTATGGGCGCTGTGGAAGCCCATGAGCGGCTCCGAGCGGGTGCAGGCCATGCGAGTGTCGCCAAGCCTGTCAGTGCGCGCCGTGATCCGCTTTCGTGGCGATGCAGAAGGCGCGCCATATTACAGCGCAGCGGATCGCGTGACCTATCGCGGGCGCACCTACAATATCACGGCGGTGATTGATGTGGATGACGCGGGCGAATGGCTGGAACTGATGCTGTCCGAAGGTAGTCCGTCATGAGCCGCGTGGAGATCAAGATCGAGGGGCTGGATGATCTGTTCGCCGATCTCAAGCGGCTCGGCGAAATCAGTGATGATTTGATTTTGGACAGCATAAACGATGTTGCAATGGACACGCAGCAAGAGGCTGTCCGGGGAATTCAACGTGGTCCGGCCAGTGGGCGGACATATAAGCGAGGGACAGCAACGCACACCGCTTCCGCGCCGGGGCAATTCCCAATGAGCGACACTGGGCGGCTGGCAAGTAACGTGGATATGATCTTGGCAACGCCAGCCAAGCTATCGGCCAAAGTCGGCACGAATATCATCTACGGCGCTTATCTTGAGTTTGGCACCAGCCGAATGGCTGCGCGTCCGTGGCTTGAGCGCAGCTTCCGCAAGGCCGCAGAAGGCGTAGCCAAGGAACTCAAGGCCAAGCTGGAGGCGCGGCTATGAGTTTCGAGACTGTCGCCCAAGAAATCGTGTTCGATGCGCTGAATGGCAACATCACGGCTGGCGTTTATGACGATGTTCCATATTTGCCGGAGGGAATGCCGCGCGAGAACTTCCCCTATGTCGTGATCGGCGATGACAGCACCGCGCCGTGGGATACGGACGACACGCTTGGCAAAGAGGTAACATTGGTCCTGCATATCTGGAGCCGCACGGCGGGCTTCAAGCAGACCAAAGCGATCATGGGTGAAATCTACGACATCCTCAATCGCGGCAGTCTATCCAAAGCGGGTTATAATGTGGTAGACTGCTTGTGCGAGTTTTCGGAAACCCTGCGTGATCCCGATGGCGAAACCCGTCACGGCGTCATGCGCTTTAGATTGACGATCCAGAAGGAGACATAACATGGCTGGATTTAACGGGCGGTCACTGACCATCGACTGGGACGCAACGACGCTTGTCGGCGTCCGCACGCGCGGCATGACCAACACGAACGAAATGGTTGATGTAACCACGGATGACGACAGCGGATGGCGCACCTTGCTGGCCACGCCCGGCATCAAGTCGGTTGAAGTCACTGTCGGCGGCATTTCGTCGGACGAGGTTCTGCTTGCCGAGTTTTACAACGCATCGACCACCGGCGAGACGCTCAAAGTTGATCTGCCGTCATCGCTGGCTTCGCCCGGCAATGTCAGCGGCACGTTCCATCTTGCCTCGTTTGAACTGACCGGCGAACACGATGGCGCTGTTGAATTCTCGGCTACGTTCCAATCGAGCGGCGCAGTCACTTACACCGCATCTTCGGCATAAGGTGAGATATGCGTAAACTGAAGGCATCGCTTGGCGGTCACGAACTGGAACTGGCGGCTACATTCGGGGCGGCAGCGGATTTATCAGAACAAGTCGGTGATCCGCTTGCCATCGCCCGCGAGGCGCAGCTTGAGGCCATGCTGTCAGGTGTCGGGCAGGTGTATCACCCGAAGTGGCAGTTCACCGTCAAAAATGTGCCGACGATCCTCTACATCGGCCTGAAGGCCGCTGGGCGCGACATGTCTCTGGAAAAAGTTCAGGAGATGGTGGTTGAGAATGGCTTCCTTGAGGCCAAGACCATTGCGCTGGACTACATCGCCATGATTGTCACGCCGAAGTCGCAAGAACTGGACAGCAAGGATGGTGATGCGTCGTCGGGGGAGTAACGTGGGCCGCTTTTGAGCGCGGCGCTTATCAAGCGGCCCGGTCGTGGGGAATGCAGCCGAGCGAGTTTTGGGCGCTACCTGTTTGTGATTGGTGGGTGGAACTTGATGCCAAGATCAAGGAGAACAAACGGATTGAGGAAATAACGAAGGGCGGCGCTTCGCGGGGCGGCTTTTCGGAAGCTGAATGGGCCGATGCAAGGGCCAGGCACAAGGCGAAGATGAATGACGGAACTCGCAGCCCTTAACGTAAAGATCAATGGCGACAGCGCCGATCTGCAATCTGATCTGGCAAAAGCCAAGACACAGCTTGCCGGTTTTGAGGCACAGGCCAATAAAGCCAATCGAGGGGCAGCGGGCTTTAGCGGTGGCTTGGCGAGGTTGGGCAATGTCTCCGGCTCAACCCGCGCCAAGATACAAAACACGTCATTCCAGCTTCAAGATATCGCAGTCCAACTTCAAAGCGGCACGCGGGCCAGCACCGTATTTGCGCAGCAGCTTCCGCAGTTGCTTGGCGGCTTTGGTGCAGTCGGTGCGGTCGCTGGTGTCTTGGCGGGCGTTGGTATTCCGGCGCTGGCGTTTGCCTTTGCGGCGGCGGGGGATGAGGCGAAAAGCCTTGATGACGCACTTGATGAAATGATTTCTTCATTTGAAAGATTGGCGGAAATCCAATCTTTGGCTGGTGCATCAAACACAGAAATCGCAAAGCAATTTGGCGGCGTAAGTGATGAAATCCGCGATCTGATAAGATCGCAAATCGAACTTGCTGAACGCAATGCGGTGGCTGATTTTGAAAATATCAGCATCGTCTTGAAAAGCATTCAGGGCGATCTTGGGGATGCCGTCGCCGCATTTGATCGGTTTGGTCAGACTGCTGGCACGCGGTTTGAAGGTGCAAAGGCCGCTGTTTCAGGATTTGACCCAATTGTTCAATTGGCTGCAAAAGCGATTTCTGATCTTGGGGATGGATCAGAGCGAACATTTGAAGAAATGGCAGACGCGACCGCAAATGCGCGGCGGGCATTAGAGGCGCTTAACGATCCGACATATGATGCGCAAATCTCTCAATTGAACAGAATTGAAACGGCACTTCGTAAAATTACTGCGGAAGCAGATATTGCATATGGCGCTCTATCAGATTTGAGCGGGGAATTCCAAGCAGCAGCAGCGCGCAGGGGCGTTGAGGCTGGGGCAATTCCACCAGAAGCGCTTGCGGACCTTCCGATGACGCCGGGCCAAGAGGCTCTTGAAAAAGTTTTCTCTCGCCGCAGGACTGAAAGGGATCGAGCGGCAAGAACTTCTGGCACTAGAGGCGGCGCGCGCACCAACCCCCTCATCGCCCAGCTTGAAAGCGTCCAGGTGGCTCTGATGACGCAGGAGGAGGCGCAGATTGCATCCTTTGAGCGGCAGCAGGAAACACTGCAACAGGCGCTGGAGCAGCGGCTACTGACGCAGCAGGAATACAATGCGCTTATGGAAGAGGCGCAATCCAGACATTCCGACCGCATGACCCAGATTGACGTGTATCGGTATGGCACTGGTCTGGATAAGGCGGGCCAATTCTTGGGTGATATGGCCAGCGCCTTTCAAGGTGGGAATGAAAAGATGTTGCGCATCGCCAAGGTCTTCGGGGCGGCGCAAGCATTGATCAGCGCATGGCAAGGCGCGGCAGAAGCCCTTAAATTGCCATTCCCTCAAAACTTGGCGGCATTTGCAAAGGTTCTGGCCACTGGTCTCGGCGCGGTTCAGGCTATCAAGGGGGTGACGGCTGGAAGCGGCGCAACAGGTGGCGCAGCCGGTGCTATAGGCGGCACAGCAGCAGCAGCAGCGCCAGCCGCTCCGTCCGTTTCCCGCAACGTGGCGATCAGCTTGACCGGCGGCGATATCTTCAGCCGCGATCAGGTGATCAATCTGATCAATAGAATAAATGAGGCCGTCGAGGACGGTGCTGTGGTGAGGTTGGTATGACTGTCATATTCGAAGCCGGATACACCCTGCCGGGCGGCGATGAGCCTCTGACCCATGCGCGGATCGCCCACAGCAACAACTGGCTGAGCGGCGGCACGGCAAGCGCCAGCAGCACGGCCACTGGCTACGACGCAGATGCTCCGCTCAATACGCTGACCTATGAACGCTGGAAGCCAACAGCGCTTGCTGCAACGTGGGCCTATGACCACGGAAGCGCGGTTGAATGCGATTATGCCTGCATCGCGGCGCATACGCTCAATACGGAAGGCTGCACGATCAAGGTGCAATATTCGACCGACAATATATTATGGTTTGATCTAACAGCGGCAACGGTCATCGCGGATGACAGCCCGATTTTTGCCATCTTCGAGCCGGTGACTGCGCGTTATTGGCGTATCAATATTACGGCTGGCACCAATGAACCCGAGATCGGCGTTATCAAGTTCGGCGCGGCCTTGCAGATGGAACGGCCTATCTATGGCGGACACAGCCCGATCACACTGGCGCGGCAGACAATCCTGCGCAGCAACTATTCGGAGACGGGCGAATATCTCGGGCGAACAAAGCAGCGGACATATCTCAGCACGTCATTCGCTTGGAACAATCTCACCGCAGCATGGGTGCGATCAAACTGGCCCAGCCTGCAAACGGGCATTGAGGCCGAGCCGTTCTGGATTGCATGGCGTCCGAGTAGCTTCGGGGAGGTGGGTTTCTGCCAAGTTGATGAGGTGCCGATCCCGCAGAATAGCGGTATCCGAGATTTGATGAGCGTCAGCATGAATGTGAGGGCGCGCGGGTATGACTGAAACCACGCCAGGCCGCGAGCCAATTCAGATCGTTGAAATCAAGCAGCCGCTTTGCGAAAACGAATTCGGCGTCAGCCCTTGCACGGCTACAGGCACGGCAGACACCAAGTGCTACAATACGCGAGCAACTTGCCAAGACACGGCGAACTTTGCCCTTGGGACGCCGCTCAGCCTGTATTTCGGCAAAGGGCGCGTTGGTGAGCAGGGCTTGGCCAGCTACATCATTCCCAGCCTTGTCAGCGTCAGCACCAGCCCGACGCGGATCAATCTGGCCAGCGCCAATCCCGACGCGCAAGGCTTGGGCAATCGGGCGCTTTGCACGATTGTGTTTCAGGACCATGCGCACACTGACCGCATCGTTGATCCGTATGTGAGCGGTAGAAGCTGGAACCCGCTCGATGCGGATCGCGGTAGCTTCTGGACGCGCTGGCTGGTGCGCAACAAGTATCGGCAGAATATCATCATCATTGTTTACGAAGGATATGTCGGGCAGACATTGGCGGCGATGACCTCGCGGCAATATTTTCTGCAAGAAGTCATCGGTCCGGATAGCAGTGGCCGCGTCACGATCCGAGGCAAAGACGTTCTGGCGCGGCTTGAAGAGCGCAAGGCGCAGGCTCCCGTAGCCTCGCCGGGAAATCTATATACCGACATCAATGCCAGCGCGACCAGCTTCGAGGTGGCAAACGCCGTTGAGGCTGATTACGATGCGTCCGGCACGCTGCGCATTGGCGACGAACTGATGATCTACACGGGCCGCGCCACCAGCACGAACGGCATCGAGTTTACCGGCGTAACGCGCGGCACGGATAACACGACAGCCGACAGCCATTCGGCAGAGGATAACGTGCAGCAGTGCCTGCGCTATACTGATGAAACGCCCGACGATGTGCTGAATGATCTGCTCACGACGTATGGCGGTATTGATAGTAGCTATCTCGATACGTCAGGCTGGGCGACTGAGGTTGATACCTACTTGTCGCTTTACCGGGCAAATGCCCTGATCACCGATCCGACTTCAGTTGCCAAGCTGGTCTCGGATTTGCAGGAACAGATGCTGTTTTTCGTCTGGTGGGATGAGCGGGATCGGCTGGTCAAGCTGAAGGCCATTCGGGGTGTTGACGAAGAGCCTGCCACGATCACGGACAGCGCCAACATCATATCAGGCTCGATCAGCTTTACAGAAAAGCCACGCGAGCGGGCCAGCCAGGTTTGGGTTTACTATGGGCAGAATGACTTCATCGCCCAGCCGGATGACGCCGAGGCATTCAGCAATGCCTACATCATCGCCGATCTGGAAAGTGAAACGGATGAACTTTATGGCGAGCCATCCATTCGGAAGATTTTTGCGCAATTCCTGACCAGCCAACAGCTTTCGGCCAATACCGCATCAAAGATCATCACGCGCTATGTCGATGTCCCGAGCGAGGTCAGATTTCGCATGGACGCGAAAGATCGGTCTTACTGGATCGGGGACAACTTCTATCTGAGCCACTATCTCGATGTGGATCAGTATGGCGCACGGCGGCTTCGTCAGTGGACGGTGGTCAGCGCCGAGGAGATCGTGCCGGGCGAAGTGGTTGAGTATGTCTGCGAGGATACGACGCTTTATGGCCGGGTTTACTATATCATGGCCAGCGGCGCGGCGGACTATCCAGGATATGACAACGCGCCATTCAAGAACTGCTATATCGGCAATGCCAGCGGCTTGCTGAGTGATGGGCAAGGAGCCGGGAGAATATCATGACGACCTATACGACAATACCTGACGCAGATATTGATCAGGATAGCCCGGTAACGCAGCCGCTGATGTCGGCCTTGCGGGATAATCCGATTGCGATTGCAGAGAATGACGCGAGCGTGCCGGTGGCATTGCGGGCGCATGGACTTCAGGGAACCATCAACACGACAAGTGGGACGCTGCTTACGCTTTCGGGCATTGATTTGAGCAACTTTACTCACATGCTGGCCGTGTTTGATGGCGTTGATTTATCCTCCAACGCTGCGCGGGGCATAAAATTTGCGGGGGCAGCGGGCGCACTGGTTACATCAACTTCTGATAGCGCAAATAATATCTGTGGCTTTGTTCGTGTTGACTTGGCTACATCCGTCGGAATGTCTCAATTGGCGGACTTGGCAAGCAGCGATCCAAGAACTGCGACGAGCAGTGTATTTACATCAACGCTGACAACGGCCAGCACATCTGTTTCGGTCGAAATCATATTGCCAGCCGGTGTTGTGTTCGATGGCGGACTTATCAACGTCTATGGGGTGAAATAATGGCAATTGAAATCATCATCAATGCCCAGACCGGCGAAACAACGCAGCAGGACTATACGCCCGTTGTGAGCGAGGCCGAGATCAGGCAAATGCGCAATGCTATTCTTGCCGATTCAGATTGGACGCAAGTGGCGGATGCACCTGTGGATCAAGCCGCATGGGCGACCTATCGTCAGGCCCTGCGCGATGTTCCGCAGCAAGACGGCTTTCCCGGCAGCGTTGTTTGGCCAGAGCAACCGTGATACACTCACCTTAACCGAAATGAACGGAGACCAACATAGCACAAAATACCACTCTCACGCTGACGGGCTGCGGCAAGTTACAGGTTTCTCCGGGAGCGAGTTACATCTGGGTGGAGTGCAATCGACAGAGGCGAGCGTGACATGGACGTGGTATTGAAATTCTGGCCAGTAGCCATCGGCTTCGTTGGCTTTCTTGTGTGGCTCATTCGGCTTGAGGCTAGGTCGGTTGAGAACACGAAGGAAATCAAGCGGCTCTGGAACCAACGCAGAGAGGACATGGAGATATCGAAACAGGCGCGCGAAGACACCAACGCAATGCTGGCCGAGATACGCGACGATATCAAAGCCCTGATCGCCAAGGTGGGCAAATGAGACGATACAGCGCGCGCAGTCTTGCCAGTCTGAAGGGAATTCATCCTGATCTTCGGCGGGTGATTGATCGCGCCTTGCAGGAAAGCCCGCTGGATTTCATCGTCATCGAGGGTGTCCGCAGCAAGAAACGACAAGCTGAACTGGTCGCATCGGGTGCATCCAAGACCATGAACAGCCGTCACATCACGGGACACGCCGTTGATCTTCTGCCCATTGGCTCCAACGGTCCCGAGTTTGCATGGCCTCTCTATCATAAACTTGGCCCTGCTGTAGAGGCTGCGGCAAAGGCTGAGGGCGTAGAGATTACATGGGGCGGGCGCTGGTCGAAGTTTCGCGATGGCCCACACTTCGAACTGAAGCGCGAAGTCTATCCGGCAAGCGACTGGACAACCGGCCAGCCTGCGCCGGAGCCACGCCGTAGCGCCGCGCAGAGCCGCACTGTGCAGGCTTCGGTGGTGCAGGGTGCTTCGGCTGTTGGTGGCGCTGTAGCGGCCTTTCAGGCGCTTGACGGCACTGCTCAGATCGTGGCCATCGGAGGCTGTTTGATCATCATTGGTCTGGCAATGTTCATCCTGCGCGAACGGCTCATGGCTTGGGCTTCTGGGTGGCGGTGAAGCGTGGCGCGGATAAAGCTATACCTCGCCGCTGGCGCTGCTTTTGTTCTGGGCCTGCTTGGCATTTACTGGCGCGGAAGGTCAGACGGGGCCGATGCAGAGCGTGACCGGCATGTGCGCCGCCGGATCGAGGCCATGCAAACAGCAAAGGATGTGCGTGATGATGTGGAAAGTGATAATGATCTTGCCGCTCGCGCTCAGCGCTGGGTGCGTAACAACGACGAATAGCTACTGCGATATAGCTTCGCCGCTGTATTTCGACGACAGTCGCACTGTGATCTGGCTGTCGGAGAATGACGACGATCTACTGCGAGACATCATCATTGCGAATGAAACGTGGGCGGCGCTTTGCAAGACTGATCGAAATTAACCGAAGGAGGTAAAACATGATCATGCGCATAGCGGCCTTGGCCGTATGTCTTGCCGCCCCAGCCTTGGCCTGGACTGTTGATGACATGAACAAGACGATCAACAGCGCCAACTTCATCGTCGGCAGGGGATGCAGCGGCACCCTGATCTCGCTCGAACACAGGCTGATCCTGACCAATCATCACTGCATCGGAGACGCTGTCATCAAGCGCCGCAAGGAAGTGGTCGAGGACGATGGCACGGTCGTGCAAAAGCAGGTCGAAGAACTGCGCGACATGGACGTGTCGCAACGAATGTATGAGGATTACAGGCTTGTCGGTGAGGCGCGATATAAAGCCCAGCTTATCGCCCGTTGGCAGGAAAGTGATCTGGCCTTGCTTCAGGTTCGGGCAGAGTTGCCAAACTCCATTGCTGCCACCGTATTTTCGGGCGATGTGGTGCAGCGCGGCGAGGAGGTCACTGTTGTCGGCAACCCGCTCGGCCTTGATGCCACCGTCACGCGAGGTGTGATTTCATCCACCAATCGAATGTTTCGAGTTTCGTGGGCAGAAGCAGAGGTGCCATTCATTCAGATCGACGCGGGCATCACGGGCGGCAATAGCGGCGGCGCTCTATTTAATTCGTCTGGTGAACTAATCGGCGTGCCTGCGGCTGGCGTGCCGGGCAACGGGCATCTTGGTCTGGCCATCCCATTCTTTCAAGTCCGGCAGTTTCTTGACGACAATTGCTGGTCAGAAGTCTGGGATGAACATGCTGAAAGCCACGAGGTTTGCATGGCGTCAAAAAATGAAAAGGAATAATTAAGCGCGGGCCGGTGAATGTGGCGCATTCGGTAGCGCATCCACCCCCGCTTCGGCTTGTCCCTCGCAAGATGAATACTATGGCCCGCGCTTGTTGGTATTGTAATTCATGCCCTGCGCACTGGCAAGATACCAACCATTGCGCATGATCACCATGCCTTCGTCATCCAATTCAATCAGTGCTGATTGCACGTCCCGATCCCGCTCGCCCGTCACCTGAGCGATGCGCGGCACCCGCGCTGCCACCTGAATGTCTTGCAGATAGGCCATGATCTTTAGCTTTATCATTCGGCACCCTTTCTTGCCTGCGCCCTTATCTCGTTAACCACGTCCTTGTTGCCTTCGGCGATGCGCACGATGACCTCCATCTGATCCGGTGTCACCCACAGGCGCGGCAAGGGTAGAAAGCCAGCCGCCCGCAAGGCTTGAGCCGATCTTCCTTTGAGCTCGCTGCCGCCGCTCATCGCATCCTCTTCCGCGTGCGCTGCGCCTCGAATTGAAACCGGCTCAGGCCCTCGGTGTCAATCCGACGCCGGACAAGGGCGATGTAGCTTTCATCGCACATGCGCATGGCGAAGCGGCAAATATCACCGCCCACGTTGTTCCCAATATGGTAAATCACGGCATCGCCAGGCTCAGCGGATTTGATCCATTCTGCGAAATCCTTGATTGTGCTGACGCTGGAAAGATCGGTCATGGCCTCATCCTCGGCCTAGGTGATGACGAAATCAAGTTTGTCTCTCGGCACTGGGCCATGCTGTCGGGGTAGACCTTGTGGATCGGCTCGTAGATCGCGGGCATCGCATCGCCGCACTCTTTCATGCTGGGGAACACGATAACCCCTTGAGCATCCTCGCCGAGGACCGGGTAGGTCAGGATCAGGAAGGTCCAGAACTTAGTCATCGTGGCCACCTTTCTCGCCCTTCTCGCCCTCCCCTAGTTCTGCGAGGATGGCGCGTATATCCTTGCTACGGTCAATATCCCACCACGTCCGCTCATCTTCGTGGTATTCAGCCGCCTTTGTTAGGGCCTCCACCGCCTTCGCCAGCTTGGCCTCCAGTTCCTCGATGCGGGCCTCGTGTAGCTTACGCGCATCTTCCATTGCGCTGGCGTAGCCTTGTTGTTCCGCAGCCTCCGCCAGATCGACTCGGACGTATTCAACCTGCGGTTCGCTTGCATACTTAGGGTTCTCAAAGCATCTTGGGAACATGCCGTCGCCCGCCTCAACATCCCCATCAAGATAAATCCACTCGGGTGCTTTACTCATCCTTGCCTCCTGTCAGTTCTGCGATGGTGGCGCGGGCATCAGAAACCCAATCACCTTGCATGTTGTAGCCGTGCTCTTGATGGTCATCCCAGCAGATCAAAGCCCAATCAATGACATCCATCGCCTTCGCCAGCTTGGCCTCCAGTTCTTCGATGCGGTCGGCTGCGTCGTCGCAAAGCACCTCATCCTCAAATACATGCCCTCTGTCGTCAAAGGACACAGCTATGTGGTCGCGCAGACGCTTCGCCAGATCGTCAGTCATCCCGTCAACCCCGCCAGCTTTGCGCCCTCGTAGAGGGCCTTGGCATCTTCGAACGCACGACGCGTCATGCCGTGGTCGATCAGGCAGTCGATGTCTGCGGCGATTTCTTTCAGTGCTGCCACTGGCGCACCGTCTTCGCTGTCAGCGGCACGAATGACGCGATAGATTACGTCATTCAATTCATGAAGGGCTTCATTGTAGTCGGTCATTTGTTTTTCTCCCAAGGTGATTTAGGTAACGTGACTTTGACCTTGCGGCGCAAGAGCGACCGCGCCTGGCCAGCGGTGATCTTTTCCTTGCGCGTCATCTCGTTGACGCGGGGACGCAGCAGAAAATG